GTCAACTTACTGTTGCAGATTCTGCGATTCATTACCGTACGCTCTCCGTTGGTCTACCGACCACCGATGATAAACCCATGGGGGCCGTGATTGCGCCGCCCGTCATCCCATCAGGTTATGTCCCCTACCGCGGTTTGTGCGCGGATGTGTGGACAGTCACTGAGCGCCTCGCCGTTGTCCACAATGACCAGGAGGTGCTCCCTCCGAAATACCTCGGCTTCGCCGCGGAATTTGCTCGTCTGCTCATCCCTAAAGCGCATAGCATTGCGCCGATTCGAGTTCACGACGTCATTGTTGCTCAGTCACGGCCTTCCCAGCGTCTGAAGAATAAGATTGCTGCGAAGAAATTGAGCCATTTCCTGTCAAAACCAGCTATCACAATTTCATCTTTTCAGAAAGGTGAGGTCTATTCCGCGTTGAAAGATCCACGGAACATTTCGACCTTGCCAGCGGAGCACTGTTTGATTTATTCACAGTACACCCGGCCCTTCTCTGATCATCTCAAGACCACGCCTTGGTATGCTTTCGGCATGCATCCACGGAAAGTTGGCGCCCGCATAGTCTTCATAGCGCGGACTTCGGATGAGGTGATTGAAACTGATTTTTCACGGTTCGACGGGACCCATTCACAGGGGCTCTACCACTTGGAGTTGGCGTTGCTACTGCGCGCCTTTCCCGTGGAAGAGCATGCCACCATCCGCACCATTCATCAACAAATGGTCAGCGCCAAGGCTTGGACGAAGCATGGCTGCGACTATGATATGGGCGGGTCCCGCGCTTCGGGGAGCGCAGACACGTCGTTGTTCAATTCAATCGACAACGCGTTTGTGGCATACTCTGCTTTTCGCAACGATGGCAAGAAACCTGAGGAGGCATACGCCGCCCTCGGCTTGTATGGTGGTGATGATGGCATCACCCCAGATCTCGACTGTTCGGTCTACGAGAAGACCGCTGCCGATCTCCAGCTTCGCCTTAAAGCCACCGTACACCCAGCGCATGCGCGCACCAGTATGTTGGGCCGGATTTATCCCGCCCCTGCTGACGGCCCACAAAACATGGCCGATTTGCCCCGACAGTTGGCAAAGTTGCATGTGTGTGCCTCTCGTGACCCCCAGGTGTGGAAAACCATCGTCGCTGATCGTGCGCGTGGCATCCTCGCCTGGGATCCTGACACTCCTGTCCTCAGCCATTGGGCGCGCCTAGCGTTGCGCACCCATGATGCTACGGCGCCCATCCGGGATCGTGAGGCGGAGTTTAAGGTCAACCAGATGGCTGCGTCCCTGGCTGATGGCCACATCATCGATACTCCTTGTGAACGAGTTATGTATGCCGAGGCGGCCACAAGCCTTGGGCTCCCTGAGTTTCAGATTCGGGAGTACTGCGCGATGCTCGACGCAGCCACCACATTCGTCTACCCGCCATTGCACATCCCACCCCCGCCTGTTCTTACGCCGGGGGTGGCTATGGGCAACCAGTACATTCAACCTGGCCCCACCCTGGGCCAGGCTGCCATGCTGGCTGCTGCCACTGACTCCAAGCGTGCCCCATTAGGGTGGCGTTTGCACGCATTCTGATGACATCGTGTTTCCCATTGTCATTGAGCCAACTGGCCGGCCACAGCCTCGCGAGACGAAAACCCTCGCCGCTGCTCAACCGTCGATTGTCACCACGAAACGTGTGACCGTTGAGGCTATCATAGCTGGCGCCGTCAAACCTGCCGGCCTTGTTAGTTGGGCGTTTTCTGCGCTCAAGCCATGCGTTGATTGTTCTGGACCATTGACAATCACTCCCGCTCAGTTGTTGCGTATCTCGCATATGCCAAAAGCAGTCCCGCCCAAACGTTGCAAGAAGTGCAAGGGCGAGCAACAGAAACGAATTGCAGCACACGCAGCGGCAAGCCCG